GTGATCTTGTTTTGGAAGTGTTACCAAATACGCCACAACACCTGGTGAATTAGAGTGATCTACAAAGAGATGCAGACTCTCGGAGATGCCATGCTCATGGGCTTGGTTCCTCTTTCCATCTATTACCGACGTGCAATGCTTGCGCTAGGGTATACAAAAGAGGAGTTTGCACTTTGCTTAAACATATCCACTAGTGATCTTCACTCTCTATTGGAAGATGTTGATCCCTTTGTAGGTCACGTTTCTAGCACCAAAAGAATTCTAAAAGAGATTGTGCATGTGCATTCTCAGGAATGCTTGAAATACCTGGAATCCTTGTGTCACTCGAACCCACCTCCAGGGTCCCTTCGGTTTGCTGAGATTCAAGAACTGGGTGCCTTGATAGTCGAGTTCAACGAAGAAATGTATACGCTACCCGAAGCCTCCCCTCGTGCTATGGTATCTTATGCCCTGGATCATTTTGGTCTTGACATCATCGAACTGGCCGAACAAGTGGGCATGAGAGCTGGACGCCTGAGAGCTTACCTTACAGGGATATCGGGCCTTACCCGATCTGAAGCTGAAAAGCTAGAAGAGCGCTTAGAGTTACCTCCCGGTCGTTTGTACGAGATTTAATGCGGGAGTTCCATATTCTGGAATATGGAACACGAGGAGTGAGAATGTCCGAAGAGAAAGAGCAAGATAGGCGCATCAAAATAGGCAAGGACACTTATATCGTCCCCGGCATGCCTTTACCACCTGAAAAGCGAAGGGCTATTAAAGATCAGTGTGATCGTATGTGGAAACGCATTAAGGAAGAGGGTATCACGGGCCTGAGACCCCTGTTTCCTGAGAAGGAAGATAAAGATGCCTGAATGGACACGCTCAGGGATCATCAGGGCGCTTAAGAGCGGGACCCCCGAGCAGAAGCGGAACCGCTTGGTAAAGATCGGTGTCCTCCCCTCCAATAACCAAGATCCAAGCAATAAGGAGCCTAGTATGGGCGTAGCTCCCGTAATTCGAGCCGTCGGAGATCTGCCAGAGGTTCAGGAACCCTTTGGGAATCTCTCTACCCGAGAAGGTACTTTCTTGAGAGCCACGGAGTATTTGGGGTATCCCATGCTTCATGACTGCTCACCAGAACAAGCCCGCGAAGCTTTGCTCAAGGTTATTGAAGAGCTGGATAAAGGGGAGGACGGGTTTTTCTGTACCGCCTTTTGGGAAGAGACTCGACCTCAAATCTTCGAGACCGATTATTCGCGTTGGGAGAGCGTGTTTCGCAAAAATGCTCCCGAAGGGGAAAGCTTCACCGAGGCTGCTCGCAGGATGAGTTGCAGCTCTTATCGTTTGATGTGGCGCGAGGCGGCTTTTCGCTTTTTCAGTTACTACACCATGGGTTACCAGATCGACTGGGAAACTTGACACGATTTTTTGACGAATTCCTACTTTTTGCGGTATTAACTTAATGCAGACTTGTTCTGCGCATTGTGTGAAGGAGGACGCGATGACTAACATGAAGATACTGACCCTTGCGGTCACGGAGCATCTCTTTGGCTATGTAATCCCTTTAAAGCAAGTAGAAATGGTAGCAAAGGGACGAGATCCCTATGCTGAACTCAAAGTGTTGGTGGAGGAGGCTGTTACAGAAGATCCAGGTGCAGAAGAGATCGCGAACGACCCTTATTTCGACGAGAAGCCTGAGGTGTTCGAGCGGTACTGGCACTTGGTACGCGCGAAGTGTGACTGGTTAGGTGAAGAAAAGAAACCCTTGTACACTTGAGATCCTTATCCATCAAAAAAGGGGCATGCCGCTTTCGTATCGGCATGCCCCTTTTCTTTTAAGGTTCAGACGGCTTACAGAGCGCCCAAGCCCTTCAACACCTGGGCTTCGCGAGGTGCGTTATCAAGGATAAAGTCAACGAAGCTTTGTCCCGTCTTGCGCATCATGAAGTCATTGATCATATCCTGGTTTTTCGCCCACAGCTTACGATCATAAGAAGGGTTAGTGTTGTCGATCAGCTTGGCCTTGTCTGCCATCCCTCTCAACTGAGGGAAGTTGCTGTGGACAGCACGCCACTGTTGTAGGACCACGTTAGGGTCCACCTTGCGCGCGCGAGAAGCGTTACGCAACAAGGAGATCGTGAGAGGCACGTATACGTAAAGTACGGTACAACGGTAACCGGCGTCTTGAGCTTGCTTGATCTGACGCTGCATTTTCTTGAGGTTGGTTCCCGTGCCGTCTACGACGAGAGGGTCTCCGCTCTCGATAGCCGCTTGGAAATACGCCTTGGACATCTCGGAGGACATCTCGTGAACATAGCCAGGAGCTTCGGCACGGTAACCTTGAAGCTGCTCTTTATACAGATCAGGGTTCACCTGACGCCAATACGAAGGCAGTTCGTGGATAGGAGCACCGTATACAAGATCTTCCAAATCCTTGACTTCTGCGTAGATGTCAGGAGGTAAGAGATCCTTGTATTGATCACGAGGAATCAAAGACTCTTGACCGCGCTCGTTGTATTGATAAAGGCGGAAAGGAGTACGCGCCTTATCTCCCGCAAGTTCGATCTCAAAACCGCGATCACGCATGTTTTTAACGGCGCGATCGAACTTGAGGTTTGTCAAGCCACGCTCTGCTTCCGAGAGATCTTGTTCCAGAAGCGTTTTCATTTGATCACGCGTAGCTCCCGCAGAAGGAGCACCTGGCATGTATTTCAGGTACGTTCCATCTACGACAAAGCTCTTACCGGAACCCGCAGGTCCCATAAGGAACACGGCTTGGTAACGAAGCTTTGCTGCGTTGGTGAGAGGTCCGGCGATGCGCCTTTGAGAATAGACGCCCATGTATTGAGAGGCGACTTGCTTTGCTAGTTTGAAAATGGTCATCAGAGTTCTCCAGAATCAATCAAGAGTAAAATCAATATCGCCAATTGCGAACGTCAAGGTGTCGCCATCGTCGATCACTTTAGGTACGGTCAAAGCGGCTTTGAAGAGTAGGTTCCCCGCAGCCAGCGCATCGTGTACCCCAACGTGGGTGATCGTGCCATAGGCAGCGCCAGCAGCCGTGTAGGAGATAGCTGCATCGTTTGAAACGGTATTAGCAGTTCGACTGAATGTAATCGCTTGGCGGGCATAGCCCCCTCCCGCTACTTCAGTTCCAGTATCAGCATCGGTAGGGTCATCCAAGTACAGAGCCAAGTAGACTGTAGTGGGTGACGTGTACGGTAGATTACGGAAGGTATGGTCCAGCAAGGCCGCTTCCAAATAATCGCTCAAGTCTGACATAACACTTACTCCTGATTCAAAGAGGTAGATCTCCTACACCAAAGGCTTCTCATAAACAAAATATCAGCTTACAGTCCCGGAAGCGGTCCCGACACCTTCTCCCGATGCTGAAATCATGCCTGGTACATTACGAGAAGCCTGGGCAGTTGCATTACCCTGGCTTACCCCTTGTACCTGCCCTTGTGCATTTTTCTGAGCTGTGATCGAACCTACGCCAGATCCTGATCCCGAGCTGTTACCCAGAAGTGACGTAGAGCTTAGGATCTGTCCCGTACCTGTTCCTGTGGCAGATACTGTACCATTTTTGATACGTGATCCTGTACTTGTTCCCGTACCACTAGCTGACCCACTCGCAGTACCAAACCCTACGAAAGTTCCGCTTGCTGTTCCTGAGCCAGTCCCATAGGCTTGGATTTGTCCTGTATCCGTAATCGTGATCGTCGCGAAGCTTTTGGAAGATCTTCCTAACGCATCCGTTGCGAATACGCTCACGACACGAGAGGAAGGTCCGTTGGGTGCGGTATAAGATGGAGAGGCTCCCGTAGCGTCGTCATAGCTATTGTTTCCCGTAAAGTCCCAGAGATACGTAACCGTACCTGCGGCGCCTGTAGCGGTTGCTGTGAGGGTATCGACGGTGAACTCTTCGATGGTATAGGGGCCTCCGGCATCGACAGAGAATCGGTCCAAGGTTACTGAGGTTATAGGTGTTTCTCCCGAAACCAAAATCTCTTGCTTTTTTCCGTAGCGATCAATTTCCAGGGTGTACGAGAGGCCCGCCTCTGCGGTCTTGAATCGTGGGAAGACTTGAACCGAGGACCCAAGGTTAGCTACGACGCGGTACCACCCTGTATTGGGACCCTCTGGAATCACCAAACGAGCGCCTCTGGCTACCTTTGAAAGGGGCTTGGTAGCATCGCTATCTGTTAGAAGAGACAGATCGGGAAGGGCTATTTGACCTGTGGTAGACGAGAATCCTGCTAAGCCTTCACAATAACGACGAGCATCATCGTAGTAATACAACTTCAGGTCATAAGATACCGCATCTTCGATTGCTTCGATCAACTCACTAACATCTTCACCAAAGAGAAACCTGAGCCTATACAGGGTGTGTGCTGGTCGGATAATCTCTAACAAGAGCCTCGTATTGGCGTCGAGTTGGAGAGGATTAGTCGGGAATTGACCTTGAAGCTCGAAATCTACCAGAAACGAAAATTGGTCAGAGATATCATAGGGAGAACCCGGTGTGCGAGCATCTTCGTACAACTCGCGAATGGTAAACTGAGCGTCAGTGAACAGAGAGATACCGCTTGCGATAGCTTCGGGTGTTGATCCTTGAAAGTAAATGTCGATCACAGCCAACAAGAAGTTGCGGAAGGATTCATCATCAAAATCCAAGTCGGGTATCTGGCCATTTAAGAAGACAAGATACCCTACGGTTTCCCACAAGAACTCCGAAGGTACACGCTCGAAATCCGTGGAGTCTACCAGACGTTCCAGGGTTAAAGCCATGCGTGCGAGTTCTTCCGCAAAGGCTTTCAAGAACAGGGTGTAGTTTGGCCCAACCACGGTTGATTCGTAGTTGGAAGGTAACAGGTTCATAAGTGCAGAAAGGATCGCGCGCGCACGTGAGGAGAGTGCGCGCTGGTATCCTTTCCCATCCTCTACCAGAGGATACGGAAACTGTCTGCCTCCCTCGAAGCTATTATTTGCCATGATTTATCCTGACTTAGCGATAGGTGATAGACAATTGACCTAGCTCGACGAAGCTAACCTCTCCGGGAATGAGCGAACGTGCGCTCTTATCCCCTTGTACTGTGTAAGTGGCTGCGTAAGAATGCTCATCTGGTGTTTCCCCATCAGGAAGGCTGACGAGAAGCCTGTTCTGAGTAAGCGCTTGACGCTGTGCTTCACGCTCTTCTGCGGTATTGAAACCCTGAGCGGTTAATGTCACATCGTCGCTGTATCCTTGAATGTTTCGGCCAGCATTCCCGATCACAACCACACGATTACTCGATGTGAATAGCTCATTATAAGTTGCCACGAGTGTCATGGGCTGCCCGTCTTCAAAGGCTCCTACAGGTTGCGTAGACGGTCCAGCGCCATCTTGTGTCGGGAAATCCAAGGCATCGGAGAGGAGATAGACCTTGACATTGCCTTGCTGGTTCAAGAAAACGGAGGCAGAGTTCACAGGTTCACGTACCAGCAAAGACCCATCTGCTAAAGTCATTCGAGCAAAAGGCACGACCACGTAATTTACACCTGAGGTGTTCTCGATAACGCGAACTACGTCAGATTGGTAAATAGGCTCCCCAATCCCTTTAGAGTTCAGTAGCTGTGAGAGGTTCGTTCTTAACGCAGCATCCACTTGAGCTTGCGACGCTCCCGAGTTCAGCACCACGGTCATTTCGAGATCCAGCTCATTACCGAGTGCAGATTTTACCAACACGTCTGCGGTAGCGTGAGATTGAATGTCAATCGCATCTTGCACACGATGCGGTAGGTTGTTTACGGTGTAGATCACCTCGAAGTTTTCATCATGGAGATAATCGACCGAGACCTCTTGACCGTTGGTGATCGAACCCGTAGGAACTCTTGAAATACGAAGAGCTGTGATTTCATCTCCAGGTTCGATCAAGAAATCAGGACTCGCTGTATTTGGCCCATTGTATTCGATAGTACGTGTGAGATCGAATACACGAACAGTCAAAGGATTGGCGCCCAAGTTTGCGACTGGTGTTGGGGTTTGGCCGACCAGGACCAGGCGTTCGTCATTGATCATGGTTTGATCTCCCGAAGGTACGCCGCCTACAGGAGTGATCTCCAAAAGATCCATCGCTCGGGTAGAGAACCCTTCTAGCAACGGATCTTGAAGCTGGACGAGATTATACGTAGTCCCTTCGGTTAAAACCACGTTATTGGTAGTCGAGCGTACAGAAGTAAGCCCGAAGACTGGCTGACGAGATAGAGCGTAAGAAGTGCTACTTTGGAAACGGACATCTCCCAAGATCACATCATTGGCATTCACTGCGGGTTGTGCGATGCTGTTATCCAATTGGATTTGATTATAATCCAGGATTACAGCTCCGGTGAGATCAAAATCCTGCCCGGTAGTTGCATTACGGAAACCAAAACCTTGTGAGATCTCCAGCGCAGTGGTTCCTAAAAGATCCGTGATCGGTGTCGTCGGGGTGATTCTCGGGTCGTTAACGACGAAGATCAAGTCCGAAGGGTTGGAGTCCAGGAAGAATTGGATATCGCGCGCGACATCGAAAGTTAACGCGAACCGATCTGTAACCTGAATGAGGTCATCTCCCTGGACATACACATCGACCTTACCGCCAATGTGCTTGTCTCGCACCGGATCATAATCACGCATCATCAAGGGGTGTCCGGCCTTGATTACCTTGGCTCGAAAGACTCCTACCTGCTTCAAGGCTGTTGCCAAATACCCACCTGCGGTCCCTGCGTCTACTGAAGAGAACGCGAGGATAGAGCGTTCAGCCAAGCTCAGGTTGGATTCCCGGTCCTGACCGAAACGAGTAGCCTCTGTATTCGTAACCTGTAAGCTAGTCCCCGTGCCAATTACGGTGGTGATTTGACCCGCAGCTACGTTGGTCACCAAGCCAGTAGCGACAGATTGGATAGGTACGGTGATCTCCCAGCGTCTGAGTTGTAAGTTGTAGTACGAATCTCTATCCGCAAAAGGCAATACAGCTCGGGCTGTGGTTTGGAAAGAGATAGTAGGCGAACCTTGAGTGGAGAGCAGAGTCCCCACTTCTACAACTCTATCTGTGGTAGGTTCCCGAGTCGTAAAGAACACAGCTTGACCCACCGAGCGTAAGGCTCCGAGGCGTGTTTTTTGTGCGTTATTGGCAAGCTTGTCAAAGCTCGCGTCGATCAGAAGTTGTACGCTGGCTTCGTCTTCTAATCCGAGCGCTGCTTGCAGGGCTTGCTTGTACGGGTTATCTGCAACGGCGTCTGTCTCACCATCGCCATCCAAGTCATCTACAGCAATCAAGGTCGCGAACGATTGGCTTCGACGTGTAAAGTCCAACAGGAAGTGTAAGCGCTCCATCTCTGCGCTGTTTGGGTCAAGATGGATATCGCGTGTGGTCGATCCTGGAATAGCGCTGATCTGTGTATTGGATCGAACAATCGTGCGGATGTAATCGCGTACAATGTTATCGCGCGTGCGAGGCGTGATCTCGCGAAGCTGTGTGTCGATAATCAGAGGTAAGCCTACAAGCTCCGCACTATACACGGACTCTACTTGTTGGCCTGTAGCAGGGTCACGAGCTACAGCGGTAATGACGTAGAAGAGAGGTTCATCATCGGGCACGAGCGCGAACGTTTCATTATTGAGAATCCCATCATCTTCTGTCGCGTCTCGATCGTGCGTAAAGGCCACGTAATTGATGGTTTGAACTTGCTTGAGGTCTGTTGTCAGACGCAAAGTCCCTGCTGCCAAGGAAGTGTCCAGAGCAAAGTTCCCCACTTCCGAGATCACCTGATCATCAAAGTCGAGGTCTTGGAGCTGGATGCCGAGTTGTCCTCCTTGAGTCGTGTATGATACAGTAGCCGATTCAACATCTACCAGGGTATCCTCGGAGAAGCTTACCTCTGTGATCATGGAGCCGTTGAGACGTACATAGCCCGCATCTCCACCCCCAGAGACACTTGAAGCGTACACGTGATACCCTAAAACTTCAGGTTCCAGGTTCTCTGCCCACACCAATTCGATAGACCCGGACTTACGTCGCACACGTAAGCCTGTAGGAGCCGCTACGGTGAGATCCAGGTCTTCCTCTCGCACAACATCGAAAGTCGCGACAGCGGGCGCGCTGGCGGCTCCTGTGATGTCTATAGTGCGAACCTCAATCGTGTTACGTCCAAAGTTTAAACGTAACCCTTGGGGAAGTGCTGTGAGGTTGGGGACCGTAAATGAAGTCTGGTCGAAAGATACAAGGGTCGTATCCGAGCGAAAAGGTCCCCCATTAATACGCACCTGAACGTCCACAACAGCTTCTGCCAGGACCCCCTGTAAGATTTGATCTCGTACAGAAGTTACCGTAGAGACACGCGTGGCATAATCTGTGCTGCCTTCTAAAGCAAATGTAGGCGTTAAGGCCATGGCTTATCCTCTGGTTTAGTTTACGCGTTGGTTAACTACGATTAACGTGTCTTCAAATTGTTCGATACGACCCGCTCTGTTCTCCAGAGCCACCGAAACACGAAAGACTGTGAGATCGCGTGGATCTTGTCGAACTTCGATGGATACAATGCGCCTCAGTTGCTCAAGAGCTGTAACCTCTTGAGAGAGCGCCTGTCTATCCTTGATGTTCTGATAGTTTTCCAACGCGGTTTGAATCTCGGTGATCAATTGTGCTTCCAGAATCTGCCCACCTGCACCGATCTTCGATCCAATCAAGTTGAAGAGTGAGGTTCCGTACCAGGTATGGAAGACGTTGCTCCCCTTGATCGTGAAAACAATCTTCTCGACCTCTTGAAGCAATAGAAT